AACACTGGTCGTATTGGCTTCTCGATGGACCTGGGCACCGACTACACCGCAGCCGATGCCACCAACCAGGCCAAGGGTGATGCGTTGGTCGAAGCAATCTTCGACTGCCGCGTGAACTTCGAGGAAAAAGACGTTCCTACAGACAACATGTATGGCGTCTTCACCCCTGAAGATTATTTCCTCATCACCCAATCGAGCCGCGCTATTAACACCGACTTCAACGGTTACAGCGCACCTAACGGCACGATTGCACAGGGCGAAACGCTGCGTGTGGCTGGTATTCCCATCTACATGAGCAACCACGTCGCCCAAGCTGCGTACACCAACGTGGCTGGTGACAAGAACCCTGACTACGAGCAGGACTTGTCCAAGTGCAAGGGCATGGTGTTCCACCGTGACGCTGTTGGCGTCGTGACTCTGCTGAGCCCTTCTCTGCAAATGACCGGCCCTGAGTTCCGCGTTCAGTACCAAGCAGACATGCTGGTTGCCCGTCAGGCAATTGGTATGGGCCAGCTGCGTGCTGAGTGTGCAGCCACCATCAACGTCGCCTGATTACATTCAGGTTGGACCAGCAGTCCGAAGAGCACGCGAGGGGTCAGGAGACTGGCCCCTTTTTTTATGTCCCAATACGATGTGTGCAACGACCTTGTAGCGGATGCCTGCCTCAAATCAAGCAAAGCTGCCAGGGAGGACGACGCTGTTGGATGCGGTCAATATCTGCCTAGAGAACATCGGTGAGCAGCCTGTCGATTCTCTCGATAACCAGCAGATCCAAGATGCGCGGATGGCTGAGCGCACCATCCTTGAGTTTCACAAGGAGGCGCAGTGCTGCGGCTGGAGCTGGAATACGGAGTTCGGGGTCAAGTTCAAGCCCGACGCAACGACCAAGAGAATTGCAGTTCCGCCAAACGCCGTTGAGTTTTCAATCAACCAGTACCAGTGGAATGGTCGATTCCAGGCCCGTGGCAATCAGGTCTACGACATGGCCAACAAGACTTACATCATTGATCCGGCTGAAGTCCCAGAGGTCTTTGCTGATGTCGTTTGGCTGCTGAGCTGGGACGAAAGCCCGGAGACGTTTAACCGCTGGACCACCATTCGCGCTGCGCGTGTTTACAGCGACCGTGCCCTGGGCAGCGAGGCGTTGTTCAAATACACGATGAAGGATGAGCAGGACGCCAAGGCAGAAGTCGAAAAGATGGAGCTGGCGCAGAACCACGCCAACATCCTCACGGGCGGCATGAGTCAATTCCCGACTTACCTGCCAGGCACTGGCTTGATGAACCGTCGTGTTAGCGGCGGCCTTGCCTGGTTCTGATGTCAAACGTCGCTTACACAATCCCGAACCTGATCCAGGGCGTCAGTCAGCAGCCTGATGCGCAGCGTGATCCAAGCCAGGGAGAGATTCAGATCAATGGGATGAGTTCCATTGCCGAGGGCCTGCGAAAGCGCGACAGCAGCAGGGCTGTGGCCAAAGTGAGCAACAGCCTGTTTGGCGATGCGTTCATCCACACGATCCAACGGGATGCAACCGAGAAATACATCTCGGTTATTCGCACGAATGCCATCAGTGTTTTTGACCTGGATGGAGCAGCGCAGACGGTCAACGTGGCGACTGATGCGTTCAACTACCTGAGCGATTCAGGCAAGGCAGCCTCTGAAAACGTCACTGACGCTCGCAACCAGATACGAGCCGTCACGATTGCTGATTTCACCTTTGTACTGAACACCCAGCGCACCACGGCAATGACTGCCGACATAGCGCCCGCTACGGCACGTCCGGCTGCGCATGAATGCCTGGTGTGGGTCAAGCAAGCCAGCTACGGCAACGAGTATCGAGTGGTCTGCTCTGTAGGGACAGGAACAGCTATCGAGGTAACTGTCGAAACTCCAGTTGCTCCTGTCGTCAGCAGCGGCGGCACGACCACCGAGTTCCGTATCAGCTCAGAGGAGATTGCTGAAGAGCTGATGACCGGTGGCACTGGCACTGGCCTGGAGGACATTGCCGGGCTAACTGTTGAGCGCAGCGGCTCTGTGCTGTGGCTGCGTTCTGCGCAAGCAATCAACATCGAGGTGTTTGACGCCAAATCCAACACGACCATCACGGCGATCTTGGATGAGGTGCAGACCTTCACCGAGCTGCCGACTGTTGCCCCAGAGGGCTATCAGGTCGAAGTCGTTGGGGACCCCGGCAATGCCTACGACAACTATCACGTCGAATTTGAGCCGCGTTCTGGCGACTTTGCCGAGGGTGCCTGGCTGGAGTGCGTTGCACCTGGCGCTCAGTTCATCATCGACGAGGACGAGATGCCGCATGTGCTGGTGCGGCAGCCAGATGGTGAGTTCTTCTTTGGCCCTGCCGATGGCAGGACGCTGTCGGGTGGAACCGGCCCAACGGCATGGACGTTTGATCTTCCCGCTTGGGGCCAACGCACTGCAGGGGATGACGTAACCAGCCCGCTGCCGACGTTCTTGAACAACAAGATCAACGACATCTTCATCTACAAGAACCGGCTGGGGTTCCTGTCGGATGAAGCGGTGATCCTGAGCCGCACGCGGGACTTCTTTGAGTTCTTCCCTGAGACCGTGACAACGGTTCTGGACACCGACCCGATTGATGTGGTCGCTTCAAACAACAAGGTCTCAGTCCTGAAGTACGCCGTGCCGTACCAGGACGAGCTGATCATCTTCTCGGAGCAATATCAGTTCCGGTTCAACGCAGCGGAGACGATCCTCACGCCTGCCACTGCGCAGATCACGATCCTTACCCAGTTCGATGTCGATACGGGCGTCAGGCCGTTGCAGGCAGGCGGCGGGATCTTGTTTGCGCAATCCAACGACCAGTGGAGTCAGTTCCGTGAGTTCAGCGTTCGGGGTGCCGGCACGGCGCTGACTGCAGACTCAGCCGACATCACGTCTTACGTCTCCAGCTATATCCCGAACGAGTGCTTCAAGATGACCATCAATGACACGGGCAACTCTGCCTATGTCATTAGCGGCAAGAACGTGACGGGTGGCACGAATTACACCCAGCGCGTTTACGTCTACAAATGGTTCTTCCGTAATGCAGGCCAGGGCGCTGAGCGTGCGCAATCCAGCTGGAGCTACTGGGACTTCAACGGTGAGGTGCTGCAGGTCGAAGCCATTGAGGAGCAGCTGTATGTGCTGATCGCTCGTGGCACTGAAGTGTGGCTGGAGAAGATCTCAATCATGGACCGCATGGGTGAGGAGGTTGCTGCTCCCTATCCACTCCTGATGGATCGCTTGGTCAGCACCACCACAGCCACGCCAACTGCACTGCGCATGGCGGCTGGCACCTATGACTCCGACAAAGACGAAACCACCTGGACGCTGACCTATACGGCACAGGCCAAAACGCAGCTGTGGTCTGGCTACAAGATGTCGGCTACCGGCAAGCCGGGCCCGGTGTTGCTGGACGAGATCACAACCGGGACAGCGTTAAAAACCAGAGGTGATTGGTCAACCACTCAGGTGTGGGCTGGTGAGCCCTATGAGTTCCGGTATCGGTTTACCAAGTTCAAGTTCTATAGCGAGATCGGTGGTGGCAAGGCTGCAGTGAACACCTATCGGACTCAGATCCGTAGGGCCAAGCTCAGGTATCACGAAAGCGGCTTTTTCAAGATCAAGGTGTTGCCAGAGCATCGCTCAGAAGGCCTCTACAAATACGACGCAACGGACATTGCAGTGAGGGGCAGTTGGATTGGCCAGCCCACAACAATGCCGAACGATGTGATGCGTTACTACGAGGGGGTTTTCAGCTTCCCGGTATTAGGTGATGGCAGTCGTATCTACTGCGAGATCCTCAACGACACACCTCACCCCTGCAAGTTCTCGACCTGTGAATGGATCGGGAACTTGACCGACCCATCCAGGAGCCGTCGATGAAGTGGATTGAGCCCTCGCTTGACGTGGCGTATTACGTCGGCGAGAACCTGCGCAATGAGGACTGCCAGGAGGTGTCTCTCAGCCATGGGATTGCACCGACCGATGCAGTGGTCCATAGCTTCCTGGACAGCCAGAGGTGCAGCGCGTTTGCGACTGAACTTGGCGAGCCATGTGGAATGGCTGGTGTTGTCGGCAATCGGGTTTGGATGCTGGCGACAAAGAAGGCAACAGTTGGCCGCCATGCCCGCTGGCAGCTACTTACAGAAGGGCGAAAATGGGTTGACCAATGCATTCAAGAAGTGGGTCCATTGCATAACTACGTTTATGCCAAGAACGATGCTTCGATTAAGTGGCTGAAGCACTTGGGCTTTGAAGTGATGGATCCCGAGCCTTATGGTCCTTGCGCTGCCTTGTTCTGTCATTTCTGGAGGGATCGCTGATGGAACCAATTTCAATGGCAGTGATGGGTGCGCAGATGGCTGTTGGCATGGCCAGCAACCAGGCAGCCAATAACGCCAGGCAGCAGACGTATGCGAACAACGTCGCGTTTCAGGACGCGCAGCAGACGTTCAATACCTGGCAGGCAGGGTTCAATGCGGATATGCGCAATTTGAACAACGAATACAAGTATTGGGGAGAAACTCTCGCGTATAACGAGAACCTCAGCTATGCGCACCAGCTCGACAATTACGAGCTTGCGAAGGAACTGGCGCAGGCCCAGAAGGTACTTGAGGCTCGAGTTGCTGCCGGTGTTAATTACGTTGCGATGTCGGAAGCGATCCAGGCGGCTTACCGCGAGCGCGGTGTCTCCGAAGCTGTTGCTGAGCAGCAGTTCATGTATCGCGGCCTCCAGGCATCAGCTGCGTATCAGGCTTCTGCGTCGGAAGGTAACTCGACTGATCGATATGTCAGAAACGCATCGCGACAGATGGGTGACTACCGCTCTCTGAAGAAGCTCAAGGAGGGTTTTGCGGAAAACCAGTACAGCCGGCAGCAGCTGGGGATGATCACTGACTACCTGAACCGGTACAACAGCCAGCAGTTCTACAAGAAGGCACCGATCAAGAAACCGACGATGCCGTTTGCACCGCTGCCGTCGATGATCACGCCGCCGCAGCCTTATATGCAGGGCTCACCGCCGATGGATACGCGGTTCTTGGATAACGCGACTACAGCATTCAGTGCATTGAACACTGGCCTGGATCTGAACAAGTCGATCATGCAAGAAGCCGCGGGTGGCGGCGGGGCCTTGAGTGGCCTCAATAATTCACTTAGGGGACTGCTTGGCATGGGGGCACGTGAGTAATGGCAAAACCACCCGAGCTACCTAATTACGAACTGACGCCACAGGCCAGGCCGGTTGATACCTACCTGCAGCCCATTGAGCGTTCAATCGCTAAGCCGACAGCGCCTCCTGGGATGCCCCAGGTCAAAGGCATTGATCAGGTTGGCCAGAACAGTGTTGGCAGTTACCAGGGGTACAACCAGGCGCAGCAGCTGGCGCAGAGCCTGACGAAGTTCAATCCAGCGATGACCAATGCGCTCAAGGCCGGTGGCCTGGCATTGGCCACGCACATCATGGATAAGAACCACCAGCAGGCTGTCGCGGCTGCGCAGAAGGCTGAGGCGTTGCTGGATTCACAGACTGAGCTGTCTGCAGAGGAGCGTGCTGCAGCGACACGCCGCTTGGCTGGTCGTGATCCCAAGGCAGGCGGGATCATGCATGTGCTTAATCCCTACCGGGAGTGGGGATGGCTGCGCGGCATGGCCTATTCAGCTGGGCAGAAGCTCAAGCTGGAGATTCCTGCACTGGCAGGTGAGCTGACTGGAGCTGACTATTTGTCCCCGGACCAGGGGATGGGCCGGATGATCGAGCTGCGCAATCAAAAGCTGCAGGAGATCAGCGAGCAATACGGCGTTGATGAGAACACGCCGAGTTATCAGAACTATGTCCTGAGGCCTTTTAACTCCTCGTCGGACAAGCTGCGCAGCCAGGTCATGAGTGACCGGGTCAAGTGGATGGACCTGCAGCAGCCGTCGATCATTGCCAACAACGTCGGGCAGTTACTGCAGAGCGTTTACGGGCAAGACGTACCGACTGTTGACATCGTCACCAGCGATGGCACTGTCCTGCAGATGACGCTGGATGCCAGCACTGATGCGAACGGGCTGCCGACACTTACCAATAACGAGGTTCAGTTTCAGCGGGCTGTAATCGATCAAGCCGGGCAGATTCTGCAGACGCAAGGCGCGCAAGCGGGCCTGCCGGGGCAGCGTTCTAAATGGACGAAAGAGGCTTACAAGGATCTGATTTCTCGGCCTGGGTTCCGCAATGGTCGGCCGCGGCAAATTCTGGACAACCTGCCGTCAAACCAGCCCGCCATGGGCCCTGACGGCAAGCAGCTCCAAATTGATGGCGTGCCGCAGTATCTGACGCTTGGCCAGGCCTTTGCTGGTGATGCTGCAGAGATCGACTACCGCATGAACCGTGAGGCATTCCAGTCCCGCACGCGTGAGCTGACGCTGTTGTCGCAAGGCGCAGCAACAGCTGTGGCTGGCGCGACGCAGAACATGACGCAGGGGCCGAAGCGACTTGATGCTGCACTAAAGGCCTTGGACGTTTGGGCCGTTGATGTTGGCTTGAGAGATCAAAACGGCAATTTTGTTAGCGAAGACGCCAGGATCAAATTCAACGAGATCCGTAACAAGGTTGCTGCGCAACTCACCAGCCAGGACGTGCTGCAAACGCAAGGGATTGATCCGCAAGCTGGCCTGTCATGGGCAGCTGGGTTCCGGCAACGAGTCGTTTCAGGTGATCGTCGGGGTGAAGCGACGGAGCTGCGATCGGCATTAGCGGTTGCACAAACGATGGGCGACGCAGGCGATGCTTGGTTCGACAGGATGTCGGACGAGATCGCTGATGCCTACAAGGCAGAGAATGCGGTTGATAGCGTTCGCGGCCTGAAGGGCATGCTGAACCTTCGAGTTGATGCAAACACGGCGCGTGAATACCCCGGCTACAACTCAAACGATCCTGATTTACTGGAGTCGAAGGCTCGCCAAACACTGAAGTACCAAGAGATTGGTGGCAATGCTGTGCTGGAAGCACGGGCTAACCAGGGGCCGAATGATCCGCCTTTGACTGCTGCACGGGAGCAGCAGATTGCAATGAAGGCAATTGAGGACTGGGCCAAGGCCAACCCTGAGGACTGGGCCTACCTGTTCCCCGGTTCAGAGCTGCCTGGCGCACCGCCAATGACTGAGGCCGGTATTCCCCCTGCGCCTGCACCTGGGGCGGCAAGGCCTGTGTCTGAGCAGGTAACTGCACCGGCAGCAGCACCACCAGCGGCTCAGCAGAACACAGCTGAAAGCCCGGTTTATACGACTGGGCAGTTAGATGACATGCCGAACCGGCTGCCGCGGCTTCGTCGTTATCAACAGGAAGCGGTGCTTGATCCCAATTCCCTGGTGGAGCTAATCGTCAACCAGATTGAAAGCCCAGGGGACCTAAGCCTGCCGCCGCAGCTGCAACGTGCGCTGCGTGAGCTAAGCATCACTGACCCGTTCGTATTTATCGACGCGCAGCTCAAGCGGTACCCAAACATCAGGCCGCAATGGACGACAGACGACTACGAGAAGCTGCGGCTTAAGTGGTCTCAGGCTGCTGGTTATCGAGAGAACGCGATTGCTACCGCTACGCTCAGGCGCAACGGCATGACGGCTTTGGCGTCAATCAGCAGCTGGGCCTCTATGGCCTAACTGTTGCCAGGCCGCAGAATAGGTGTATTGGCAGTAAGCATCTGTGTCCCCAGCTAGGCCTTTAACTCCAGAAGAAATGATCCCCGTGCTGGGGGAGCAGCAGGAAAGCGAGAAGCCGGATGAGGGTTATCAGGTACAGCGCTGGTGGCAAAAGCCAGGCAATGAACTGCAGTACTTATTCGGCACGCAGATCCCGCAATTAGGCGGGGTACTGAAGGAATCACTGGTTGATCCTGTCGTTGAGGCAGCTGGATCCGTACAGCAGCTGGACCAGGGCTACCAGCAGGTTTATCGAGGCACTAAGGGCAGCAGTGTTTATCGCGCCCCAGACGGAACGCTTTCAGGCGAGCTGCCAAGCCAGGTTGAATCGCAGCAAGGCGCATTTCGCGCAGCCACACAACCGCTGCAGTTTCTTGGCCCCGCCGGGCAGTCAGCGAGGCAATCGCTTGTTGATGCCTCGGCAGATGCCCTGGGTGCGACCAAAGAAGAAGAGCTGTATGCCAACCCAGACGCCAGGCGCGTGCAGGGCATTGGCCAATTCACGACAGAAACAGCGGCGGCAACATTACTAACCGGCGGAACGATTGGTGTTGGCCGTGCGGCATTTGCTCGTTTGTCGCCTGGTTTGCAGGGCGCTTTGAGAACACCGTTTGCTGGGCGGAAGCTGCTGAACTGGGTTGGCTTTGCCGGCCTGGAAGGCGCTTATTCCGGCGTATTCCAAGATCCTTTTCGGGAGCAGGGTTTCTTGTTCCCTGTCGATCCAGCGACGGATTCGCCGTTTAGTGCGTTTGTCAAAAACACTCCCAGCAATGCCCTGACCGATGCAGTCCTGGGCGGCACGCTTGAGCTGAGCACCAGAGCCACTGGGGCAACACTCAAAGCTTTATTCCCCAACCTGGCCAGGCGGCAGCGTGGCGTTCGTGCGCAGCAGGAAGTTTCCCAGGCGCGTGAATGGCTGGAGGAGAATGACATCCAGCGGGAGAACCCGGATGGCACGTTTGAGCGTGTCGAGCCACCGGCTGAGCCCGAAACAGAAGCCACCGCTGTAGAGACACCCGAAACAGAAGCACCAGCAGCACCCGAGGCAGAAGCTGCCGCGCCTGAAGCCGGCAATGTGCTGGATGACTACGAAGCCGCAGCTCGTGCGGAGGAAATTGAGAAAGCCAGCGCTAGTGATGCCAAGCGCTCCCTAGACGACATCGACGATGAAGGGCTTGAGCGCGTTGCTCAAAGCGACAACAAGATCGAGGCAATTGAGGAGGAGCTGCAGACCAACGCAGTTGAGTTTGAAGAAGCGCCTCAGGAGATGATCGCTTTCCCGCAGGAAAAGCTGGCCGAGGGCACTGCTGCTTATGGCGATCAACTGGAGGCCATCAGCCGCCAGAACCTGATCAATGCTGCGGATCCCCGCAACAGCCGGCAGCTGTATCAGAAGGTTGCTGAGCTTACGGGCAAGGACCACGCGGAGTTCACCAAGGCCGATGTGATTGCAGGCATGAAGGCCTTGCAGACCGAGGGCATTGTCTTTATGCCAGACCGCCTGCAGCCGTCATCGCAGCTGATGCGAGTGGAGGACATTGAAGTCAATATTGAGCGGTTCCAGTACAAGCAGGGTGTTGATGCCAAGGGACGCCAGAAGGGTGAATCCATCAGCGACACCGAGCTGTGGAACACGGAATTTGAAGGCGTCATCGAAGTATGGAAAGACCCTGCTGATGGCAAGACCTATGTCGTTAATGGCCATAACCGCCTGGCAAAAGCCAAGGAGCTAGGCATCACCAGCCTGCCGGTGAAATACATCAACACGCTGGATCCTGGGCAGGCGCGTGCGCGTGGTGCAGCAAGCAACATTGCTGCCGGCAGTGGTACTGCGTTTGATGCCGCTAACTATTTCGACGAGGCAGGGATCAATACACCGGAAGACCTGAAAGCTTCTGGCTTCTCGATGGAGGGTGGCAAAGCAAGGCAGGGCCTAGCCATCAAGAACCTGCCGCCGAGCCTGCGCCAGGACGCAATGGATGGGGTTCTGGAGCTGAAGCAAGCCGAGATGCTTGGCATGAGTGGCCTCAGTGATGAGGACATGATTCGCGTCGCGGCCATGAGCCGAGACAAGGGGATGGGGTTCTTTGCAGAAGTTCTGCAGATGGCCCAGTCACCTCGTTCGCAGGTTGAGGTTGATCAAGGCGGCTTGTTTGGAGCCGAGTTTCTAGACACCCTGGCGGTCAAAGCCGACCTTGCTTCCCGTGTCCGCAGCATCCTCAACACTGAGAAGCGCCAGCTTGGAGGCGCCGCAAAAGCTAAGAACGCAGGCCTCCTGGCAAGCCGTGCAAACACGCAAGTTGATCAAGGGGCTGCAGCAAGTGCGGCTGCGCAATCGAACCAAGCGCTCCAGCTATTTCAACGGGATAAATATCTCGCCGGTACTGATGCCGCTGAGCTCTTAAACCAAGGCACTGATGTTGTCGCTAATGGTGGTGATGCGGCAGTCGTCGCCGATCAAATCGCTGGCCAGCTGCGGGAGGGGGCAGAGGGCCAGCCTTTAATCAAGACCGCAGAGCCTGAGCCGGCACCGCAAAGCAACGAGGACATCTGGTCTCAGCTGAGCACTACAGAAGCGCTGGCTATGCGCGAGCGGATGGAGAAGCGCCTGCTTACGCAGAGGCAGATCGACAACAGCAAGAAAGTCATTTCTGATGCTGATGATGCGTTTGGCAGGGGGGAGGAGGTTGACCTGAAGAAGGTTGAGGCTGCGCAAAAACGCCTTGATCGAAACGATGAGGCTGTCGAATTTATTAACTGGTACGACTCACGGAACGAGCCCAAGACCCGCGAGCAGCGTGATCAACTGAAGGCCAAGATCATCCGTGATGCGCTGGATCAAGGTCAGATCAGGACTGACCCGGCAATTCCTTCTGTGCAGGACGCTGCTGAGTCCCTAGAGGACTTGATGCTGTCGCCCATCCGGGCAATCCAAGAGGAGATTGCACAGGCCGATGCTTATGCCCGTGCTGATGCCGAGCAGAAGATGGCCGAGATCCAGGCCAGAGACGAGGCAAACGGTTATTACGAGCAGGACATCCAACAGCAGCTGGACAACGGCATGCTGGATGATTTCCCCGAGCCCACCGAACCCGAGCCGTTGCCGGAGCCCGAGGGTGAGCCGTCTTATCAATTGCCGGCTGATGTGGCTAAGTCCAAGCCGCGGTATGGCCTGGGCACTGTCGTGTTTGGCAACGACTTTGACCGTGCGGCTTACATCCTGCAGAGCAAGAGCAGCAGCGATCGAGCCAAGAAGACCAAAGCAATCATCACCAAAAGCCTGGAAGAACAGGGGCTTGATGTCGCTGTTGTGCGGAAGCACGGCGAGAAGGTCAAGAAGGCCATTGGCGACCAAGTGCTGGATATGACCGGCAGCCGCCGGGCGCCTCAGTCGGCAATGGAGATCCAGGTGGAGGCAGTGCCTTTTGACGGGGGCATGACGACTCAGAACGTCACGGCTTCTGTCGAAGGTGATCGATTCATGGGGTTGGCAAACCAAAAGACCTGGCGGCTGGATGACTACGAGGAGGCCAGGCAGGCGGTTGCAGACATTGTTCGGCGTGTCGCTGGCAAGGACGCCAATGTTCGTACGTCAAGAACCAAGCTGAAAGAGGTTGTCATCCCGAAAGAGCACGGCGGAGATGGCAAGGCAATGGGCTATTCATCTGGTCAGTACGACTGGGGCGAGGATCTGGTTTCGGTGTTCGCGTTGGTGAATACTTGGTCGGCGGAGTTGCTGGAGACCACTTATCACGAGGCTTGGCACCGGGTACAGGCAAGGCTCCTCACCAAAAAAGAGATGAATGCGTTGAATACGGATTACGCCAAGCGTCAGTTCCGAGAAGCAGCTGGTTGGTATTACGGCTCGCAAGACAAGGCTTCTATTGAGATGCAGGCCCATGCCTTCCAGGGGTATGCAGCCTGGCGGGACGCGGGATATGGCACCAGCTTCCGTCAATACCGGCGGTATATGCAGGGGCAGAACAAACGAGCTGCCCGAGATTCGTTTGCTGAGTTGGCAGACGATCTTGGCTTTACACCTTCAGAGACAGCGTCAGCTATCAAAAACTCACTCGAGGAGATGGATGGCAACTACGTTCATGCCAGGGCGATCAAGGAAGGGCTGCAGGGCAAAGGTGTTCTTGAGGCGAACGCAATGGATAAGTTCATGGAACGCCTCTACGAGATCTTTGAGCGCATTGGCAACTTCGCTCGCGGCAATGGGTTTACCAGTGTCGGAGATTTGTTTGAACGGGCCTATTCCGGCAGACTGGCCAAGAGGCGTCGTTTCATTTCAGCAGTGAAGGATTTTGCTGAAGACGGGGGAAGCGGCCGCGGCGATATTGCGATGGAGTGGTTCTACGACAACCATCAGCAATGGTTGGCAACTGAAGAGGCGAAATTAGCGCAGGAAGAATTAGGCCTAAAACAAGAAGCCATGGCAGGAGGTTGCTGATCATGCAGTGCGATGACCTGTTCCAGAAAATCCAGTCGGTTCAAGAGCGCAAGCGCCGGCTGCAAGAGCTGAAGCTCACATCGCAGTCGATCGACAGCCCAGACGGCAATGTTTACGACGACTGGATTAATGAAGCCGGCAACCGTGAAGCAGCAGCAGAGCGGGCGCTAGGCAAGCGACAGAAGCCAGTTGGCTCCCAAGGCCAACCGACCAACTTTGGCCAGGTGATCGACAGCCTGGGCGAAGAAGGCGCGCTGCCTGTCGCGGCCGACCTGATTGGTTTGAACAAAGGCTGGCAGGACTACAACCCGGCAGCTGCTGCGGAATACGTCAAAGTCAATGGCGCCAATGTGGTCGCTGATCGCATCAACGCGATCTTCACCGAGCTTGGCCAATCGGTTCGTAAGAGCGAGATCCTGGACGCGATTCAGAAGAACGCTGCGCCGTTCGTACACATCCTGTCCAACATGGACCGGCTCCAGGTGTACGACGACATCACTCGGGTTCACATGGCCGACAAGGTCAAAGAGCTAGCTGATATTGCTGAGCAGACAGGGCAAATGCCCGACATCCAAAAAATCAAGGAGTTCATCCAGTCGTTTGAGGTAGCTGCTTACGCGCACGGGATGCGCAACTTGGCTTCACGCCGAGCTGGCCAATTGCTGCAGCAGCTGAAAGGCACCCGTTATGAAGACGTGGGGATCAAGCTGATCATGGAAGAAGACGCTGTGGCTGAGAAGGCTGCGGTCGAAGCCCTTGCCAAGGACGTAACCGAGAAGACTGACGCCGATGGCAACCCTGCACCGAAGAAGCTGCGTGATTACATCGAGGCGGGCGAGGTAACCAAGGCCGTTGTTCGAGCGGCCAAGAAGGGCGCCAAAGGCGCTGAAGAGCTGCGGGAGATCCAGAGGACAATCCTGCTCGAGGCAACGGATCCAAACGCTGGGCCTGGCAGTAATACCTGGGACAACACGGCAAACGTGATGGCCCGTGCTGCTTATAAGGACACAATCCTGGCCAGCGCCAAGTCGATCGGGGTCAATAACTACCTGTCGCAAAAGATGATCTACCTGACGCAGGGGGTCAGGCAGGTATTCCAGAACAGGGTGGAGCTGGGTCAGCCATCACCTGACGTTCAGATGGAAGTTACTGGCGTCAATGGTGACCTGAAGATGGTCAACCCTCTTGATACGAGGGACAACCGCAGCATTTTCCAGGACATGTACGACGCTGCTCGCAATGCGGCAGCAGCTGACTACGCGGCATCGCTGATCATTGACGAGGGTTTCATTGCCACCAGCTGGATGGGAATCCCCAAGCAGCGGATGCAGTCAATTCTGCGTGCAGTGAATGATGGATTCTTTGAGGGCAAGACTCCTTTCGCTGGTCGTACCGACGACTTCAACACTGCCAAGGGCCAGCTGCCTCCTAGCGCGCAGCCAGAGGTCGCCAGGGCGATCATGGATATGCCGTACCAAGGCAACGCCTTTAGCCGGACGCTGCAGCTTCGGAACAAGTTCCACACTGCGATCAAGTACTTCACCAATAAGTACGCAGTTAATCCGCTGCTGAAAAAAGCCGGGCTGCCTGACCTGCCTGTGTTCTCTGCACTGCAGATGAACGCCGCAATTGACCAACGCGCTGGTGTTCGTGCGTTCCTGGTGACGATTGCGAACGAGAAGCTCCAGGAGCTGACCATCAAATATCCAAAGCTGTCGTTCAAGCGGCGCTTTGCCTTGATGATGCGCGATGTTGATGAAGCGCTAATCCGGGCGACGCCAACTGACGCGCAGATTGGTCGCTATCGGAAACAGTACGACCTGGGGCCTGAGATCAGTGACGACATGATTATGTCGAAGCTGCAGCAGCAGAACGTCGGCTATCCACTGTTGGATAACGACCTAGCTGTGAAAGCACAGAAGGAGTCTGTTGCTCAGCGGATGCAACAGAAGCCCGACGGAATGGCGGGCAAGATCGACTCTGTTGTTCAGAACGCTCGCCAGTACGACGAATTTGAATCCACGGTCGCCTCGTTCTGGCGTGCGCCATTCAACGGCTTGATGTGGAGCCTGGGCTTTAGCGCCGACACGATGACGCTTGGCATCAATAAGGCGATCAAGCTGGGCTTTAACAAGATGAGAGGCCAGGCCACGCCGAAGATGGTGGCTGAGGCGCAGGCCGCGACGATGATGTCGCTCGGCATGTGGGGCACCTTTGCCGGGCTCAAGCAGTTTGAGAATGGGATTATTGGTAACGGGCCTATTGATAAAGAGCGACGCAAGGTCTGGGAGGAGAACCTCAGGCAGCGTGGCTTGAAGCCCAACAGCATCCTTGGCGTTCAGCTGCCGGGCATTCCGATTGCCCACACGTTGTTCTTGATGAATGACATCGTTGATATGGCCGGGAACCAAATCAATAACGGCCTCGATACGAATGACTTGATGTGGGATGGCGTCAGCCTGCTGGCCAATCAGGTGATGACGATGCCGGGCTTCTTCCAGATGAAGTTCCTGCTTGATGCCATTAGCGACCCCAACCCACGCAAGGCAATCGGCGTGGCCGCCAGCTACCTGAACTCCTGGTTCAACCCCTTGAATGGCGGGATGCGGGATGCGCAGCGACTTGGTGGGATCAACCGTGATTCGTTGGTCGTTCCCCCTGCGCCTTTCCTGCAAAAGGATGGTGAGCTGTTGCTGCAAGAGCTGGGGCCTGATGCTCCGCAGAATCAGGTATTTGCAGCCATGCAGCGAGCTGCCTATGAATCAGCTCCTGGCTTGGCTCACTGGGGTTTAGGCGTTCCAGTGTTTGAGTACACCTATCTGGGTCGTGAGCGCCGCACACCGCCTGGCGTGACTGCTTGGCAGATGATGACTGGGCAGCAGGGCATCCGTGATGGTGAGTCCTCTTGGTTTGTCGAAAACCAGCTGGAGTACCTGGGCCAGCTGCGGCCGCCATCTGTGCAGATGAACGGAATGCTTGAGGGCGTGCCGGTCTCTACGGACCTAATCAAGGAGCACAACTATCAGATGGGCCATGTCGTTTCCCAGCGGGGATTCGGCCGCGACGCTGAAAGCCCAACAGGCATGTCTTACACCGTGCCGCGCCTGCTGAAGAACGGTAAGCAGGTGACGGAATCGGTCAGCGTGACGAAGCTGATGAGCCGACTAACCAAGGGCAACACCTTGCGGGAAGCTTTGAATGAGTTCTTCAAGGATCCGGTTTACAAGGAGTTGCAGGCCAACCCGGCGACATCATCTGATCCAGCGGTGGTTCGCATCTCTGATCAAGACAGGACGCAGCGACCAGTTCATCGGATTATTCAGCGGCTGCATTCTTATTACGAGGACTTGGCAACTGCTCAGATTGCGGCGAGTGATTCGGAAGCAGCTCAGCGGTGGCAGCGGGGCCGGCAGCGTTTAGCGGCAGGTGATTCCATGACTCGTAGCGACCTGCGGGAATTGCGCCAGACACTGCGTTAAACCAGACTAGGAATACGGCTTACGCGAGTTATGACTCTCCCCACCCCGTTTAGCTATACGCAGTTCGACGGGGACGGGTCTGAGACCAGTTTCAGTTTTACGTGGGATTACATCAGCAAGGAAGACGTAAAGGTCTACCTGGACCAGACGCTTGTTAATGAAGGCACTGGTGCCAGCGAGTGGCAGTGGGATGGCGACAAGAAGATCAAGATGGGCACCGCCCCAGCAGTGGGCACGAAACTGACGATCAGGCGAGAGACGCCAGAAGATAAGCAGATCGTTCAGTGGACTGATGGCAGCCACCTGATCGCTGATGACCTCAACAAGAGTGATCGGCAGTGGCTGTATCTGGCAGAAGAACACCACGACGTAATCATCAGGATCATTTGGGGCTTGCCCCCGGTGCCTGGGCCTGGGCTGCCTGATGACCTGTTCGGTTTATGGAACCGCCTTGCACGCAACAAGGACTCCAACAAGGGCACTAGCAATGAAGTTGCGCAGACGATCGACAAGACCGATCAACTGAAGGGTGACGCCAACTCACCACAGAACGGTGAAGACAGTTATGTGTTGACGCTGGGCGCCATCAGCGAGCGCTTGGATCTGATCAAGGGTGATGGCTCGAGCTATCCCGGCACAGGTAACACCGGCCAGCTGGGCAAGCTGCGGGTGAATAGCAGCAACAAGCTGTTCTTCTGGGATCAGTCGTTATCAACCCCAGCGTGGGTGGAGATTGTTGGCGGGGAGGCAGGTGCGGCAGCAACCATTGCTGTTGGCACCACGACCACGCTGGATGCTGGCAAAGACGCAACGGTCAGCAATAGCGGCACCAGTTCCGCTGCAGTCTTTGACTTCGGCATTCCCAAAGGTGCAAAGGGCGATGACGGCAGCCCTGGCAGCAAGGGCGATAAAGGTGACACCGGCC